CATCTTCGGCTGCTCCTGACTTTACCGGTACCGTTTCTGAGTGGTATGAGACACTTGTTGAGACAATCAACGATGTTTCCGCTCAGATTCACCGCAAGACCCTTCGCGGTGGTGCTAACTTTGTCGTCTGTGGTCCAGAGGTCGCAAACGTTCTTGAGTTCACCGCTGGTTTCCGCGCTTCGGTAACTGCTGATGCAGAGACTGGTTCAATCGGCGCTGTGCAGGTTGGCTCCTTGTCCAAGAAGTTCGACGTTATCGTTGACCCATACTTCTTGCGCAACGTCATTCTTGTCGGTCGCAGAGGCTCCAGCTTCCTTGAGTCTGGTTATGTGTATGCACCATACGTACCGCTCCAGACCACTCCAACAATCTTCGGACCAGAAGACTTCGTACCACGCAAGGGTGTCATGACCCGCTATGCGAAGCAGATGGTTCGTCCAGATATGTATGGCTTGGTCGTTGTTCGCGGTCTTCTTGGTGAGGCCGGCGCTACTTCCTAAACTTTAGGATAGCACCCAATAAACTCCCGCTCCTTTTATTAGGAGCGGGTTTTTTATTATATGTGCTTATGATAAAGAAGAAGACTATTTATAGTTGAATGTATAAAACATTCAACCTAGTTATTGCGTGCTTGAAGGCACGGTCGCAATTATTGCGGCGACACGATTATAAATGGAGGGTTTTTAACTATGGGTACAAAAAGAGTCGGGCTTGCAAGAATGGAAGCCTTAATGGAAAATTTGAAGAGAGATTTAGATCTCCAAAGCACAACATTAACAGCAGCTAAGCATGCAGGCTTGACTGTTGATGGCGGTACCGGTGCCGGATTGGCAGGGACTGGTACTGCACCAAGCCAGTCAATCCTGACAATTGAAGATCAGATTATCACAACAATTAAGATTGATCTGGCCGGTCTTAAAAAGGAGAGTGACGAGGGTGACGTTATTGGCCTAGCCAGTGGTGGTGCTGCTTATCTTATGATATATAATCCTAACACTCATGGAGTCTTTCACAAGATTGAGATTTCTTGTGTTGAACTTCCAACAGGAACCAATGTTCTAAAAGATTTCGATATAATTTCCTGCGATGAAATCAATTTAGCACAAGCTGGTGATGCTGCTGGTGCAACAAACCCGGTATCAATAACAGCCATGGCTGGAAATATTGCGTTAGGTCAAACTTATCAAGATTTAACAGCCGGCCAGCCGAATGCAAGTGGTGACGCGCTTTATCTTTGCGAAGGTGCCACATCCACAAATGCACAATTGTACACAGCCGGCATGCTTATTATTAGATTCTATGGTTCTAGAACATTTTAATATTTGAACTTTGAAACAAGCCTCCCTTTCTTCGGATTGGGGGGTTTTTTTATGTTAAACTATTTACTTCTATAACCATTTAACAACGGAGCATAAGATGGGTAAGAAAAGAAGAGTATTTGCAGCTAAAGCCAAATTCGGCAGAAAGCATAGCTATTTGTATAAAACAGAAGATGTAAAAGAGCCAACTGTAGAAGTCAAGATGGAGCCAGCACCGGTTATAGAAACAAAACCAGCACCTCCACCAGTTATTGAAGTGAAGGCAGAGCCGGTTATAGAAGACGTTCCAAAAAAGAAACCAGTCAAAAAAAGGCGCACAAGAACCACACGAAAGAAGACAACTACAAAAAGTAAAGAATAGGTTTTTGTAATTCTAAAACTACTTACTATAGAATTATACCATCTATAGGAAACCTTGTCAATGCCAGATATTACCCCGGTATCTCAAACCAGCACAGTTATTTTAACTTCTACAGGTGATCCCGCAGATGTTGCATCTACAGTACCTTATGGTATGTATACATCATCTGCGGAGTTTTTAACTGGTGCTGCTACTCAAGTAAATTATGTTTATAAGAAGCTTGGTGGAGATGTTGTCGATATTGAGTTAACTCCATCAAATGTTTATGCAGCATATGAGGAAGCTTGTTTAGAATATTCATATATTGTAAACTTACATCAAAGCGAAAATATTTTATCAGATGTTTTAGGACAAACTACTGGTACATTTGATCATAGAGGTGAGACTTTAACCGGGCCAGAAAATGTAAACTTGGCATATCCCAGGTTTCAGTTTAGTTATGCCAGAAAAATTGGTGATGCTGTGGCGACATCTGCTGGATTTGGTGGAACAACGCCTATATATTCAGCTAGTTTTAAACCGGTTAAAAATCAGCAAGATTATGATCTTCAATCGATTATATCTGGTGCTTCGGCAACCGGTTTGGACGATGGTGGTAACGCTGTTGACTTTTCTGGTGTTGTTGGTAATAAGAGAATTATAATCACAAAAGTCAATTATATGTCTCCCAGAGCGATGTGGCGTTTTTATGGATATTATGGAGGAGTCGGTGTTGTCGGCAACTACTCGACTTATGGGCAGTTTGCTGATGACTCTACATTTGAAGTCATACCTACATGGCAGAATAAATTACAAGCTATAATGTATGAAGACTCGATCTACACAAGAACTTCTCATTATTCTTACGAGATAAAAGATAATAAACTCAGATTGTTCCCTACTCCTGGGAACTATGGTTTTGATGGTCATCAAGACCGAATGTGGGTAAACTTCTACGTAGATGCTGGGGATGCATGGGAATCAAACTCAAACTATGATGATGGTGTAAAGGGTATCAACAACTTTAACACACTTCCTTTCGATAATCTTCCATATGAAAATATTAATGCAATTGGTAAGCAGTGGATTCGTAAGTTTGCCTTGGCTTTATGTAAAGAGATGTTGGGACAAATAAGAGGTAAGTTTACTACAATGCCGATTCCGGGTGAGAGTGTTACTTTAAACCATTCAGAACTGCTTTCCCAAGCTAAAGAAGAACAGCAAAATCTTAAAGATAAGTTAAAAGAAATAATCGACAGAATTAACTACAAAGAGCTATCTAAGAATGATGCAGAAGTGGCTGAAGCAGCGGCAAATGCGTTGAAACAGTCGCCTTTACCGATATTCGTGGGGTAATATAAATGTCAGAAGATAATAAATGGTCTAGACCAGCAGCACCCCCTCCTCCATTATTTTTAGGTAAAAAAGAAAGAGACTTAGTTAAGCAAGTCAACGACGAGCTTATAGAAAAAATAATCGGTCAACAGATTGTTTATTATTCAATCGATCTGCGTACTACCAACTTTCACCCATTATATGGAGAAGCAATCGAGAAAACATATTTGCCTCCAATCAGAGTTTATGCGTTAGTTGAATACACACAGTTCGAAACTGCTTATTTAGAAGGCGCGGGAATAGATAAGACTTGGGAGATTAATGTGCATTTTCATAAACGTCGTCTTGAAGAAGACCAGAATGTCTATGTACGAGAAGGCGATTTCGTACTATATAATGGAAACTATCATGAGATAGTTAAGCTAGCGGAACCAAAACTATTATTTGGTCAAGCCGGGGAAGAATTTGAGATAGTCGCTACCTGTAAGAGAGCAAGAAAGGGAATGTTTGATGCTACCTAAGAATTTTGATTTTACCATGTTGCCTCCGGGTTCTGATTTAAAACTTTCAGAGATTGGTCTGTTGTCATCTACGATTGAAACCATTGATTACTCCATCACAGAATGGCTTACAGATGATTTAAAACTGGCAGCGACTACCAATGAGGGCTGGAAAAAAGTACCTGTTCTTTGGCAGTCTCCGGAACGTTCTTTCCAAATTAAAAATGATAAAGATCTGAGAGATATTGATGGTGCATTTAAACTTCCATTGATTAGCATTGAAAGAACAACAATCATAAAAGATCCTGCCAGAAAAGGTTCTTTCCAGGCGCATACTTTTTCTAATAGAAAAGACGGAAGATCAGGTAGAGTCATTATAGCAAAAAGAATTGTACAAGATAAGACGCGAAACTTTGCAGTTGTCGAAAATACAAGGAGAGCCAACTATACATCAGGGACAGAGCAAAGACATTATCCGAGAATAAATAAAAAGATTGTTATTCAAACTCTTTCCATACCAATACCAGTTTATGTAAATATAGAATATAAAATTTCAATCAAGACTGAATATCAACAGCAGATGAACCAACTTGTTACTCCATTCATTTCTAGAACTGGTCAAATAAATTCTTTTATTTTAAATAGAGATGGTCACAAATACGAAGCTTTTATTGAACAGAACTTTGCACAAAGCAACAATGTAGCTAATTTAGCCGAAGAAAATAGAATGTATACCACTGATATTACTATTAGGGTTTTGGGGTATCTAATCGGAGAAGGTGAAAACGACGATAGGCAGTTAGTTAAAGTAGAAGAAAACTTTGTTGAGATAACTTTTCCAATGGAAAGTACCGTAAAAGAAGATGATGAAGGTTTTTTTAATATCACTTCCTGAGAAAACTTAAAAAACACCCTTTTGGTTCCTGACTTACTATTTAAATATGATTACAAGAGCAACTATAAAGTTGTACACAAAGGGAGTTTTTAAATAATGCCAGTTACTAGTTTTAAATTTGTATCGCCTGGAGTTTTTATCAATGAGATTGATAATTCCTTCACTCCGCAGGAAGCCGACGCTATCGGGCCTGTCGTTATTGGTCGTTCGACCAGAGGTTTAGCGATGCAGCCGATCAAAGTTCAGTCTTATTCTGAATTTGTTGAGATGTTTGGTGATACTGTACCGGGAAATGGAGGTGGTGATGTTTATCGCGATGGTAACTATCAGGCTCCAATGTACGGTACTTACGCTGCAAAAGCGTTTTTGAAAGCAAATGTGGCTCCTTTGACTTATGTTCGCCTTTTGGGGCAAGAAACATCTGTTGGCTCTGCTGCTGGTGACAATGCGGCTGCTGGCTGGAAGACTAATAATGTAGCTCTTTCAAACGGTGCAACCGCTGGTGGTGCATACGGATTATTCATTGCTCCTTCTTCTTCTAACGGAGAATTTACGGGTTCTTTCGCAATGGAGTTGGCTGCTGTTATTTATGTGCAGAGTGGCTCCGTACAACTTTCTGGTACTTTAGCTGGTCCTGGCGCAAGCGATATTGTAAAAGCTTCTTCAACTCTCGTAGAAAGTGACGCTAGCGGAGATTTCAAGATTGTAATTAACGGCGCAACTAACGGCGAAAAAGTATTTACTGTCAACCTAGATGATGATAGTTCAAATCATATCCGCAAAGCTCTCAATACCAACCCTCAGTTAGCTTCTTCTGCTGGTGCCTTCTATCCTGCCTCTTCTTTTAAAGATTATTGGCTTGGGGAGTCGTTTGAGCAAGAAATCAGAGATTTAGCTCCGGGTGTAAATGCAATCGGAATGATTGTTGGAATTGGATCCGGCTCTACTGGAACAACCGGCCCACACAATATGAAAAAAGTGCCTTCACAAGAGGCAATCGCTGGTTGGTTTGTTGGACAAGATTTGGGTACTGCGATTAACTATAATCCAGCAAATGCCAAGAAGCTTTTCCGTTTGATTGGTCGCGGTCATGGAGAGTGGTTGAGCAAGAACTGCAAGGTTTCAATCGCTAATATTCGTCAGTCAAATACAACAACTGACGAATATGGAACTTTCTCAGTGCTTATTCGCTCTATTAACGACTCAGATTTAAACGAAGAAATTCTAGAAAGATTTGATAACTGCACTCTGGATCCAACTAGTCCAAACTACGTCGCTAAGTTAATTGGTGACCGTTACGAAAGGTGGGATAGCACCAGCAGAACACTTAAGTCTTATGGAGATTTCCCGAATCTGTCACGTTATATTAGAATTGAAATGAATGACGATGTTGAGGCTGGTGCAACAGATCCGGTCCTTCTTCCATTCGGATATCAAGGACCACCAGTGCCGGCAAATGCTGTTGGAATTGCAGCAAATGCTAGCACTGTTCAAGATTCCAAGATGATTACTTTGGGAACGGGACTTCCGGGATATACTGACACTAGTGGAGCAACTTTAGATATCTCATCTTCGTGGGGAATTGCAGCTACAGCATCTCTAAACTTCCCATCTGTAAGATTGTTGAATGATGCACAAGATGTGAGTGCGATTCAGACTAAAGCATACTTCGGAATGCAAACTTCGCGTGAAGCTGCTACAGTTTCGCCACAAGCAGGAATTTCCGATCCACATCGTTTGTGGTACGCTGGAATGGGCGCTAGTTCAGGAATTCCAACAATCCCATCGGCAGATGTACTTTCTGAGTATGCATATATTTTTACAATGGATAACGTTTCCGGAAGCGCGCCATATACCTACTTGAGTGGATCCAGAACCGCTGGTACCAGTTATTCGGCTGTCAATGGTTATGAAGCACTATTGAACGATGATATTAATCGCTTTACTGCTCCATTCTGGGGTGGTTTTGATGGATTTGATATTACCAAGCCAGATCCAGTATACAATGGTGCTATGACGAGCACAAGCACAGAAGATGACAACTACGTATATCACACATATACTCGCGCAATCGAGACTGTTTCGGATCCGGAATACATCAATATGAACTTGTTGGCTATTCCTGGCCTTACAAATACTTCTTTGACTTCGATGATGATTGAGAAGTGTGAGGAAAGAGGGGACGCATTAGCTCTTGTCGATCTTCCGGATGTATATAAGCCTCCGCATGAAGAGTATTTAGCCGATAAGACACAAAGAATCGGAACTACACCAGTTCAATCAGCAAACTCGTTGAAACTTCGCAGAATCGATTCAAGTTACGGCGCAACATTCTACCCATGGGTACAGACTGTTGATGCAAATACTAGCCAGATTCTATGGGTACCTCCAACAGTCGCAATGATGGGTGTTTTAGCTTCATCAGAGAAAGCTTCTGAAATCTGGTTTGCTCCAGCAGGATTCAATCGAGGTGGTCTTACAGACGGCGCAGCAGGAATTCCAGTTAGTGGCGTAAGTGAGCGTTTAAGCTCGAAAGATCGTGATACACTTTATGAAGCGCGTATTAACCCAATCGCTTCATTCCCATCAGAGGGAATAGTGGTATTCGGTCAGAAGACCCTACAAGAGCGCCCATCTGCTCTCGATAGAATCAATGTTCGTAGATTGGTAATCTTCTTGAAGAAGCAGATTTCTATTCTATCAACTCAGGTACTATTCGAGCAGAATGTACAGTCTACTTGGAACAACTTTAAGGCTCTGATTGATCCATTGTTGGCTAGTGTTAGAACCAGATTGGGAATCACTGATTATAGACTTATTCTTGATTCATCAACAACTACTTCGGATCTGATTGACCAGAACATTCTTTATGCTAAGATTATGGTCAAGCCAGCAAGAGCTATAGAATATATTGCAATCGACTTTGTTATTGCTTCAAGCGGAGCATCATTCGATGACTAAAAATAAAGTCGCAGACTATATAATAACACAGGAGAACATATAAAATGGCAACATTTTGGACCGATACCAATTCAATTAATAACCCAAAAAGATCTTTTAGATTTAAGGTTCAGTTTTCGAACTCTGGTGCATTTTCGGATGCTTCAGATTTGGGCACAACTGATTTCTATTGGGCAAAAACCGCTCAGAAGCCTTCATTCACAGTAGGTGCAGCCGAGCATTCTTATTTAAACCATACTTTTAAGTTTCCCGGTAGAATTACTTGGAGTGATGTGCAGATTACTATGGTAGATCCGGGTGGTAAGGAAGGCGTTGCATATGCCTTGGCTCAGTTGTTGAAAGATAGTGGATATAGCGTTCCACAAAGTTCGAACGATTTAACCACTATTTCAAAGTCTAAATCAGTTGCCGGCATGGGTGGTTCTACTGCGATCAAAATAAGTCAGTTAGATGATGCTGGAAATGCGGTTGAAGAGTGGACTCTTTTTAATGCGTTTATTACTGAGGCTAACTTTGGACAGTTGGATTATGGCAGTGAGGATCTAACAGAATATAGCATTACCCTCAAGTACGATTGGGCACAGTTGGGCAATGTAGATTATACCGCTACAACATAATAAATATTTTCGAGAGGTGAAAATTGAGTAGAAGAAATAGTGACCGCATGGGTGGACCTATGCGATCCAACGCAAAAACCCCGAAGGCACCACAGCCAGAGGGTTTTTCATTTGTAGTCCCGACAGATTTTGCGGAACTGCCATCAAATGGTAAATATTACCCAGAAGACCATCCTTTGCATAAGCAGCAAGTCATAGAGTTTAAGCATATGACAGCAAAAGAAGAAGATGTTCTTACTTCAAAGACGCTTTTAAAGAAAGGTATAGCGATTGACAGAGTAATTCAAAACGTCATTGTTGACAAATCAATCGATCCAGATTCTTTATTAGTTGGAGACAGAAACGCATTAATCATTGCTTTGCGTGGAGCAAGTTATGGAAATGATTACGAGACTGGTGTAGCTTGTCCTTCATGTAGCTCTAAAGTACAATATTCATTTGATTTGGAAGCAGCCAATACATATAGTGGCGAAGATATTTCAGATATGGATATTGCCAACAATGATGATGGCACTTTTGAGGTAATACTTCCGGCAACAAAGCTAACGGTTGTTTTTAAATTATTGAACGGAAGAGAGGAGAAAAACTACCTAAAGTCTATTGACACTGGCAACAAAAATAAAGGCACAGAAAGGGTCGTATCGCAGCAGCTAATGGCTATTATGGTGTCTATTAACGGCGACTCTAGAATCGAAACTCGTCGTTATGTTTCGGAGAATTTGCCGTCTAAAGACTCACGATATTTGAGGGCAGCTTATAAACTAGCAAATCCAAATGTTAATCTTACGCAAACTTTTGTTTGTTCTTCCTGCGGCTATGAAGCCGATATGGAGGTGCCGCTTTCAGCGGATTTCTTTTGGCCTGACAAATGAATATATACAGAATGTGTATGAGCAATTTTTCTTTTTACAGTATTCTGGTGGTTGGTCGCTAACTGAAGCGTACAATCTTCCGGTTGGATTGAGAAAATGGTTTGTAGAAAGACTTATCAAACAGTTGAAAGATGAGAAAGAGGCGATGGAGTCTGCACAAAAGGGCAACTCTGGAGCGAAAACTTTAACAAAACGCAATCAACCAAAAAGATGAATATAAGGCTGGTCTTCCAGCCTTTTTGTATTAATAACTATTTAAAGTTTAGAGGGCATTGTTGTGGCTGATAAAGATCAATTAGAAGCAATAAAAAAATT